TTGGAGGAAGAAGGATTATATATTACAATTGATTATGAAGAGCCTGATAAATATTATGATCTTATGTTAGAAAGGGCGTCTTAAAACTGGGAGATAGTTAAATGAAAAAGTTTGAATACTCAGTAAAAGAAGAATACTCCGATAATAATGATGTTGGATGGCTTAATATTATGGGTTTTGATGGATGGGAACTTATATCATGTATAAGACATCCATATGCAACCAATGTGACAATATTTTATTTTAAGAGAGAAATAAATGAAAATTAACTTTATATCACACCTGAACCCGTTCCACTTTAACGGTGGCGGCGAACAGTACACCCGGGCCATAATTGAGGCAGGGCGTAGTCTGGGGCATAAAATAAATATATTATCTATTAGAGGCCGGTCTGATAAACTATTAAGGGATGAAGATTTGTGGATTTTTTGGGATGTTTTTAATTGTCCTGTGGATGAATACCGTTTTGGGATTGAATGGGCTAAGGGAATATTAGACATACTTGGTAGACGCAACGTTCCCTACATTCTAGGCCAATGTGGTTACTGCGATTCATGTAATCTTGCTTGTATACCTTGCAACGGGCATATCACAGACGGCGTGAATTGTGTTGAGAATCAAGAGTTTTATACAGACACAAGAGACTTGCCGGGGCCGTGGAATGATGGGAAATGTTCAGTTAAACAAAACGAGACATTATTTAAAAACGCTTATAAGCTGGCCTTCCTGAGTCCGGTTCATTTAGAAACACACGTCTTGATGTACGGGCCACAAATCAGAGACAAATCATTCATTGTACGGCCAATAATCGACACGGAACTATTCACAAATACCAACCAGAAACGAACCATCAAATATGCCGCCGATAGAGCCAATGGAGAGCCAAAAGGATTTTATAACATAAAACGCTTGACATTGGATTCCGAAGTAACTATATTCGGTAGTAATCTTCAATCACTGGCAGGACGTTTTAACTTTGGAAACAATATAGGACGTTTAAATTATGACCAGGTTCCCCAATTTCTTAATCAAGTCGAAACGCTTATTCACCTTCCGAGATGGCCTGAGGCGAACGGGCTTATCGTTAATCAAGCGGCTCTTTGTGGGTGTGAAGTGATGACTAATAGAAACGTAGGGGCCGTGAGTCATGGGTTTGATATTGCAGATCCGAAAAGTTATGAAGGCGCGGCGGTTGAGTTTTGGGAGAATTTGAGATGAATTGGAATAATAAAATATATTATGCTGATCCGAATAAAGATATTGAAGCAATAAAAAATAATTTTACCATATCTCTTAATAAGCCCGTCTATTTAATAATGGGAAAAAGGTTGCATGATTATATTTTAGGTTTTTGGGAGAATGTGAAATGATGGAAAGCTTAAGAATAGCTTGCGAAAATTGCGACTGGGAATTTTATCCAGTAAAACAAAAATATTCAGAAGTCAAAAAGTGGCATAACAAACCATGCCCAAAATGTGGATCTATAGTTATTGATGATAAAGACATTAAATATGCCCGTTTTATTTGGACGCTGGCATTTATATCTAAAGTGGTTGATAAAATTAAACGCGGCAAATCTAACAAAGTAACGATTCATATTGATTCGGCTAAGGTAAAGAAAACGCATATATGAAGGGAATGAATAACATTGCATTTAGCACAATCAAAAGTGGCGTAAAGGCTATGAGAGAAATGTCAAAGTCAATGAATAGTGTTGCACAAATAGCAAAACATAAACCATCTTATGCAAGCATGGCTCTCGGTGTAAAACTAACACCTTTTCAGATAGATCAAATTGAACTTATTGCAAAATATCACCCATATTCTTATAATGAAGTTGAGAGAGTTTATTTGCTTACATTTGAGTCTTTCGATAAAACGGTTATTATATTAGAGTCCATGACAACATTTGCAACCGGTTTAACAGATACTTTAAAGTTAGCAAAAGAAAACGATTGGGATGTAGATAAAATTCAAGCAAGTATGTTGATAAGTTTGGAGAATGTGGCATGATGCCGGCCAATATCAAAGTGACACTGATTTTAGTTACAGCAATGATTGCATCTTATTTGTTACTTGTGTTAAAAATAAACAAAGAATTAAATAATTTAAAGAAATGGGTGATTGATGAAACTGAAAAACTGCAAAAGGATGTAAAAGATATTTTAGAGGGAATGAAATGATGGACGGTAAAGACATAAAAGCAGAAAGAACGCATGTCGATAGTTCTGGAAATAGAATGAACCTTTACAATGATACAATATTGTTAATTTATGCAGATACACGAAAAAATAGCTGGAAAGTTGTATTTTTTCAATCAATTATATTTTTATTGTCGCCGATATTTGGGTTTGGTGCGTGTATTATTTCGAAGTTGTTTAATAGAGAGATAAGGTTTAGTGTTAAAAATGGGAAATTAAAATGATTCTATTTGAGAGTGTACAAGTGGTGTTGTTGCTCAATAATGATAGATAATGCCAGTAAAAGACGGGGCCGTCTGTCTTGGCTTAAACATTATTATATTATTTTGATTGGTAGCGTACGATGCAGTTAAAATAATTAACCGGAGGCCACCAAGCTTCTGTAATGTTTAATAGGCGGCGGATTTAAAAATAAAGTTTTAAAATATGTTCGGTACTTGACACACGAGGCCGGATAGGGTTAACCCCCTGTCCGGCCTTTTTTTATTTGGAGGCAACATGGCAACAAAAAAAACAACAACCAAGAAAGCAAAGGCTCAAGAATCAGAAGAAAAATATGATCCCAATGCTATAAAGCCAATGAATATTGAGAAGCCTGAAAGTCAACAAATAAGCGAACTCGAAAAACAGATTGTAAAAGATTACGTGAAACAAACCAAAGAAAGAATTGAGGCGGTTGTAAAGCAATGCAGGACCGATCTTGACAATGCTATACAGCCGCTTAAAACATTCGCAGCACAAAACGATTTGAACATTGAAAAATGTGAAATCAAAACAGAAAACGGATTAACGGTAAATATTGATTTCAAGATTTCTGATTTAGAAGCACGCTTTAAGCATCAAGCGATAAGAAATCATTTGGAGAAAGTTAGACATGCAAATCCGTGAGTGTAGAAAAAACGGTATGCCAGGTTTTAGAGCAGGCAGACAAGGTAAATGTTTTACTTACGTGCCGGGTGACATGATAGCAAAAGCAGAAGCTGAAAGATTGGCTGAGAAGCAACGTGTCTATTATAGCAAACGGCAAAAACGGGAGAAAAAAAATGAGCTTTGAAAAAGAGATCAAGGCCGAACTAAAAAAGCGCGGAATTGATGAAAAACATACCGACAAGATCAAAGTTGACACCGTGGAACAAATAGAAGATGCGGTTATTGATTTAAAAATTCAGTTAGGCGTTGAGTCTGGAGTCCAGAAAGAAGTTGACCAGAGAACGACACAAGCCATCAGAACACGTGAAGGAACTTTGAGAAAAGAAATCGAGGCGGAATTATCTGAAAAGTACAAGACAGAGAACACACAGAAACCGGACGATAAAAAAACGCCAGAAGATACCGACTTTGACAAGAAGCTACAGGATGCGCTTGAAAAAATCGTAAACCCATTGGTTCAGAAGGTAGAGACGTTGGAAAGCGATAAAAAGCAACAGACTGTACAGCAAATGAAAGAGAAGGCTTTGAAAGCAGCGGAACTTGATCCAAAGCATATTAAGTACATAAGCGGCGAGACTGAAGAAGAAATTTCTGAATCAGTCAAACAGTTCAGTGAAGATTTTTCGGATTTGATGCAGAAAAAAGCGGATGAAGAAATCAAAAACACAACTGAACCAATTATGAGCACCTCTGAGATCAAGTCGTCTGAGGCAGAAGTCGAGGCCTATCTAAAATCGATTAACACGGGTGAAAGTGTTAAATCGGATGCAATTTTAATGACAGAATAACGGAGGAACAATGGATACTTCATTGCAAATAACGACCTCTTCCGAATCTCGGTACGATCCAGTATTTTTGAGAATATTGTCTGAAATTCCAAGTGGAGGCGTTCTGGCAGTTGACAGAATTCCCGGTACAACTAAAGAGTTGAAAAAGGGAACCATGTTGGCACTGTCAAACACGGCTGGCATGTATCAGCCAGTTAAAACAGCGAAAGTCGTTGGAAGCGGTGGCGCGACTGTTACGCATTATCAATTAGCAGCTCCGGCAGAATTTATTGTCGGTGAAGCTTTGGGTGTGGCTGGTGGTGCTACAGGTGCTACGATTTCAGCCGTAACACGACAAACTAATACTGTCACAGTTGTTGTTGATACAGCTCTTGGCGTATTAGTAACAGCAGATACTTTTGTGCATGAATCAACAGCGTCAGGTGCTACAACCAACCTTTATCTTCCAAAGTATTTATTGAAAGACAATATTGATGTTCGAGAGGCAGATTATACAACCTTGCAGAATATCTCTTTTGGTGTTGTTGCGCGTGCAGACGTAGATGAAAGTCTCATGCCTTATCCTATAACCACAGTGCAGAAAACGGCTATGACTGACCGTTTTATGTTCGTATAAGAGGAGGCTAATATGGGACAATATGAACTTTTAAAAACTGATATTAATCCGGCAAAACTGGAAACATATTTAACTATGAATCCGTGGCCCGGTATGATTTGGAAAACCTTTTTTGCTCCGAAGCCTACGCCTTTTCTTGATTATAAGGCACTGATCGGGACAGAGGGACCACCCGTTGCCGCTGATGTTGTCGCTTACAATTCAGAGGCACCAGAAAAAACGCGCAAGGTTATTTCCCAATACAACGGGAAAATTCCTGCAATTCGTATGAAAAAGAAAATGGATGAAAACGACATCTTACAGTACAATATTGCAAAAGCTACAATGGGCGACAAAAACGCGCTTTTGGATATGATCTTTGACGATGTGAAAGCGTGTTACCTTGGCGTACATGCGATGCTTGATTATATCGCCTGTCAAATATTGGCAACAAGTACAGTAACGTTTAACAAAACTTACTCAGCCGGTATTGTAACAGCAGATGCAGTTGATTATCAGTTGCCTGCCGCTCGAAAACGGAAAGTAAAAAGCGCGACAGCAACACGTGCATGGGATAACGCTTCCACAACTGCAATGCCGATTACAGATTTCCGTGACATAGTAGACGCTGCAAGAGATGCAGGTATTCCACAACCTAAATACGCAATCATGAATAGCACTAATTTTAACCGGATGATTGTTCGTGATGAGTGTGCTAATTTGGTTTGGGGCCTTACTGTAAATACCCCGACAACTTTTGCAGGGCGTCCTTCATTAAAACAATTGAATCAAGCATTGGTTCAGCAAGGATTGCCTCAAGTGGTTGTGATTAATACTTACGTTTATTTGGAAAATGAGAATCATGTTCAAACTTCAACCGATCCTTGGGGATCAACTTATGTTACGTTCGTTCCTGAGCTGCAATGTGGCAAAATGTTGTTCGGCCCGTTAGCAGAAGAACTGAATCCGCCTAAACACATCATTCAGAAAAAACAAGACGGTGTTTTGATTTCTCGTTGGGGTGAAGTTGATCCTGTTCAGGAAATCACAAAAGGCGAAACCAACGCATTCCCAAGCTGGGGTAACCGTGACTACTGTTGGCGTTTTGATGCAACTGGAACCCCTGAAGCGGACGGACTCGATGACTAACTTAGAAGCCTTACAGTCATTCCCTGAATTTGATGGGTTGAGTGCAAATCTTTTGGCAAAGTCTTTGACTGATGCAGGAATTACATCTGGCGATAATTATTCAGCTGGACAAGAACAGAATCTTGATCTTTGCGCCGCTGATATTTATCTCTTAATGTCTGCAATGCCAGAGTATAGAGAAGGCACTCAATCTGAAAAATGGAACGCTAAGGCGTGCTTGACTGCAAGGTTAAATCTTTATCGTAAACATGGATTAACACCACCTGAACAATCAGCCGTGTCTTTCGGGATTAATGGAAGGGCTTTAAGGTGAAACGTTATCCACATACAGCGACTATTTCATGGTTTGCAACGCTTGGGACTTATAATGCTTATGGTGTTTTTGTAGAAACAACAACTTCAACCGTTGCAAGCATACGCTGTAATGTTCAACCAAATAGAACAAAAGCATCGGCATTTACTCGTACTGAAAACGGTAGCGAATTGATATATGCTTACGATGTTATTTGTCGTGATCGTATTAATTACAATGTTCCGTGGAAAACTCAGCTTGTTGGATTTTCTTTCAAAGGTGAAACTTTAAAAATCGTGGGGCTTCACAATTTCCAAAAACACGCGGAGATCGAAGTTGATTAAAGGTAGTTTAAATCCTTTGTTTACCATTAATGCAATCGGCGCGCAGGTTGATCGTTGGGCTCATGAAAAAGAGATGGAAATTTATCATGAACTCGGACGTATCGGAGAAACATTTGCTAATGCTGCAAGGGATAATCATACCTATAAAGATGATACCGGAGCTTTAACAGGTTCAATCGGTTATGCTGTTTTAAAAGATGGTGAAGTCAAAGACCGGAATCTCAAAGGAAGCGAAGACGGTAAAAATGCCGCAAAAGCTATTATTCAAGAGCTTGCTTTAGAATATAATAAAGGTTGGGTTTTGATAGGCTTTGCTGGTATGGAATACGCCGCTGCTGTTGAATCTAAAGGTTACGATGTAATAACAGGAAGCGCACCAGTCGCCGAAGAGTTGATTAGAACTTTTGAAAAAGAGTTGGGTGCCAATATAAGGTTTTCAGTATGAAAACGATAGAAGACATTTTAAACAGGTGTTATCTGATTGTGAATGTTTCGGCTGTAACTTCTCTTTTGGATGGCAGAATTCACAGACATAAGAAGCCCTTAAATGACAAGTTGAAAAATATCGTTTTGACTGCTCTACTGATAAAACCAGCGACATCTTTTGAGCGCGGCACTTTAACACAGACAGGGGTTGTGCATATTAATTGTTACGCTCAAAACCTGTCAAACGGAAAACCTGACGAGACATCAATAAACGCAATTATGGCAGCGGTTATTCCCAAGATCGAGGCAGGACACGGAACAACTGAGTTTTTTGAACTTGACATAGTTGGACAACAAATTTTTCAAGATCCTGATGAAGATGATATGTCTTATGGATCGATAAGAGTCAATTATAGAATTGGATCATAAAAAGGAGGTCTCATGCCTAAATATCTTACACGGCTTGATTCCATTGCAATTGGAGACGCACGAACAGCGGCTACGGGTATGCCTGCAACTATGGCATCTATAGCACCTGGTAAGTTCGTTGAGGACTCGGCTGGTTTTTTTATGGACGCTCCAACCATTACCCACACTTATTCGGAGACTTCTAAGTTTCCTTTGTTTAGTGTTGCTACTGGTGAAGGCGAAGCAAGGGTTGAATTTGCAATTCACGATATAAGTCCTGCTTATTTAGCCTTGGGCGCTGGTGGTACTACTACAAGTACTACTTTTGAAGCATCCAGAACAGCAACTACAATCAACCAGAAAGCCATTCGTGCAATCGGAAAAGACAAAGATGGCACCGCGCGAACGATTGATATTTTTAACGTTAATTTTACACAGAGTGACCAGCTTACACTTTCTAAGACACGGCCCGGTCAAATTAATTATATCGGGTATGTAATGGAACCGGCAATGCCCTTGTCTCAAGGTGCATGGAAAGCATATTAACATACTGACAATACCGGGTCTATTCGGCCCGGTATTGATAAAGGGGAATTATGAGTCAAGAAATTGCAAACACATTACTACAGAAGCCAGAAGTCATTTTTATTACCGACAGGCTTAATATATTAAGTGATTATATTCAAAAGATAAAAACTTTGGAAGATGCCGACCTGTATAGTGCAAAAACAGGCTTTTTAAACATTGCACAAAACATCAAAGGCATAAAAACAAAAGACCGTGATATAACAGAAATAATTTTAGATGTTGAAAAGATTATTTCAAAAAAAAACGAGATTCCTTTTTTAGTGCCCGCTATATGTCCAGGTGCAATGATTAAGATTTCAGGTCTTGTCTGCAAAATGGATCTTCCTTCGCAAGAATATCTTGATAGACTTCAAAACGAAAAACGCATTAAACAAATAGCCGGAGATGTTGATAAATACGCTCAGTCAATGATAGAGTGTATAGTAATGGGAATAGAAAACAAAGACGAACCACCATCAAAAGAAATGGTCGACTTTTTAAGAAAAAACTGTGAAGGAACTCAAGAACTTTTAAAAATATTCATTTTAATCATTCGTCAATTGGATTACTCAAGTTTTTTAGCACTTATGGAATCGATACAGGGGATAAATCTGTTTCGAGAAAATTCAATCCCTGGAGGGTTATCGGTTCCGCAATCAAATACTTTAGATGGACAGAACATCACGTCCTCTGGGAAATGAGTTGGAAAAATCTCATTCTCTACATGCTTTCAATTCCAAAACCAGAAGAGAATGAGAAGTTAAGCGAATACACAGAAGTAGGCTTAGACGAATTGGGGAAATTATGAAATTAAGCATCTGTATGATTGTAAAAGACGAGGAAGCAAATCTGGAAAGATGTCTAGATTCTTTCGCGCCTTTGATTTACTGGAAGGATGATGAAACACTTGAACCATTGACTGAATTGATTATAGTTGATACCGGATCAACTGACAGAACGGTTCAAGTTGCAAAAAAACACACTGACAATGTATATACAAAAATATTTGATCCATGGGACTTTTCGGCTGCCAGAAATTATAGCTTCGCAAAAGCAAAGGGTGAGTGGATTCTGTATTTAGATGCGGACGAGTCACTTGCACAAGACCACTGGAGAAGTCTTTATAATTTAAAAGATGCCGTTTTAAATCCTAATTATCTAGAATATCGGGTTGGCTTTGTTTGGATTGATAATTTTCCAGATAAAAAAAATTTAAAACTAAAAAAACCATTTAGGCAGGCACGTCTTTTTAATACTTCTTTAATAGATGGAAATTTAGAATTCACAGAAAAAGTTCATAATAAACTCAAAGACAACTCAGGGCCTTATATAAAATTAGATATTCGGTTTGATCATTACGGATATATGTTTAAAGACAATGAAAAGTTGATAAAGCAAAAAGCGGAAAGAAGTTTGCCGCTTCTTTTAGAGGCGCATGAGAAAGATCCCCATGACACACACGCCTTAAATCATTTATGTAAGACCTATCAGCCACTTGGGGAAAGAAACAAGGTTATTGAATTCGGTGAAAAGTGGCTTGTTGAAATGAAAAAAGTAAAAGCAGAAGGCAAATATCATCGTGGATGGGAAGGGTATCTTGAAACCTTTATTCTTTTAGCGGAAGCGTATGTATTAAATGATGATGAAAAAAACATTAGCAGGATAGAAAAAGAAGCGGCTGAATTTTCAGTTGTTGATGACCTCTTATTTTTGCTTTGGGCTTATTGGGTTAACAAGGATCAGAAAAGAGCTGTTGAATACGCCGAAATAATGATCGAAGCATTCAAGAAACAGGTTGATGAAGATGACTTTTACAAAACCTTGAGAACGTCTGATATGGAATTTAATATTGCAAGAGTTTTCAATTGGATTTCTGCTTATTACTATAAACAAGGGGATCTTTATAAATCAGGGAAATATCTCAATGAAGGCATTTATGCAAATCAAGGAAGATTAATGTTAAGATGGGATATTTATAATTATGAAGACGATAGGGATATGAATATATGGACGAAAAACAACTAAGAAAAACAATTGTATATAATTTCCTTGCGGCTTGGCGTGGAAAAGAATACAAGGCTATGAAAAAGTTTTGTCAGGAAAGCTGGTTAAAAAGACAGAACGACTCTGCTGTAACATTAGAAGCAATGTTGGATGACATACAGCCTTTAAAGTGGCGTTATGTCGATGAAAAAAGAATAGGTCGTGATTGCTATGATGTGATTTTGATTTGTAACTACAAAAAGGCAAGGAAGCAAAAAGGGACAGTTTTGCTAAGAATCATAAAAGAAAAAGAATGGGGAGTTAATCCTATTAGCGTAGTGAGGAAGTTTTGAGCGTATCCGGCGACAGAGGACTTCATTGGTCTACCGCCCTTGACACAAAAGGGCTATACATGGGTGCGAATAGAGCCAAAGGCATCATTGCAGGATTGATGAAAAATATTTCTGCAATGGATGTTTTTGCAGGTATTGCTTTGTCTGCTGGAATTGCCTTCCACAAGATTAGTAAGATGGCATATAATTTCAGCAAAGACTTTGAACACTCCATGACCGAAGTCTCTACAATTTCTGACGCAGTTACAAAAGACTTTGAAGGCATGTCTGATGAATTGATAAGAATGTCACAGACAACACCTGAAAGTGCTTTGGGGCTTTCTGATGCATTGTATCAGATTATTTCCGCTGGTCATGACGGCGCACAGGCAATGGATATTCTCAGGACTTCGGCTGATTTAGCAATTGCAGGAGTTACAGACACACAAGTCGCCGCTGATGGAATTACTTATGTGATGAACGCTTTTGGTGAAGCCGCCGGAAATGCCGAAAATATAGCCGCGAAGATGTTTACAACAGTTCGCCTCGGGAAAACAAGGATGGAAGAGCTTGCACCAGCCGTTTCAATGGTTGCAGGGCTTTGGGCGCAAGCTGGTGGTTCTTTCGATGACATGATGGCTACAATTGCAGAAGGTGTCAAAAAGCTTCCTATTGATATAATGACTACAGGTATTCGTGGGATCATTACTGCTATTATATCACCTTCAGAACAAGCAAAAGAAACTATTAAAGAGCTTGGGATTGAATTTGATGCAGCAACTTTAAAATCTAAAGGCTTTAAATACATTCTTGATCAAATGTGGCAAGCAGTAGGAAACAATGAAGACAAGATGGAAAAGCTTTCTGCAATCTTCCCGAACGTTCGTGGGTTAATCGGTGCTTTAGCAATTGAAGGTGAAGGCTTTACAAAAACTCTTGATGAGATGTCAAAGGGTACGGATCGTTATCGGGCAGCCGTTAAGAAGATGTCAGATGACACGACTAACCAAATCAAGCTTTTAATGAATAACCTAACTGCAAAGTTTAAGCCGTGGGGTGATAAGCTTTTACGTGTTGTTGGTGATGCAGTTGGAAACATGAATAGCATTTTAGATGGTACAAAGGGAACATTAAAAGAATTTGTTGATAATTGGGAAGATGTTATATCCGCCATGAGTCAAGGAAGGTCGCAAATTAGTGACATGGCAGATAGGTATGAAGAACTAAGCAAAAAAACAAAATTAAGTAGAGACGAGACGGTTGAACTCGAATCAATTACAAGGGCCTTATCTATTGCAATTCCATCTTTAGTAAGTGCATTTGAACAAGAAAAAAGTTCGATTGAGATATTGACAATAGTTAAAGACGATTTATTGAGAAGAGATCAAAAAATATTAGAAATGAGAACGAGCATTGCAAAAGCAAGCTATGAAATGCTTCTATCTCAACAAAAACTTAATGAATTACAAGAAGATGAAAATTCAAAAGAAATTGCTAGGCTTGATGAAATAATTAAAAAAAGAGAAGAAGACATAACGTCTTACAAAAAATATAAACAATTCAAACAGGAATTTTTAGAATCTCTCGTTTATGGCATGATTAGTCCGACTAATCCAGAAACGCCCATAATGCAAAGTTTTAGTGGTGGTAATGCGTTAACAAAGGAAGAGCAACAAAAAATAAAGGAAAACGAAAGAAATTACAGAATACAGCAAAGAATGTTTAGGCCAAATGATTTAATGAGAGATTGGGCCAAAGCGTTGGGCAAAACAGATTTCGAAGGAGTAAGACAAGAATATAATTCATTAATTGAATCTGGAAAATCTGCTGATGAAGTATATAAAATTTTAACTGATCGTGTTCGAGCTAATACAAAAGAATTCGAGATTGACCAGACAAAACGATTAAATTTGACACAAAAAGAAATTCTTGGAAATGAGCAGTTAGCACTTGAAATAGAAACAGCACGAATAGCATACGAAAATCTACAAAAGACAGTTGACGGTCTTAATGATTCAGAAAAAGAACAATTCGAGCAGCAAATATCAAATTTGCAAAAATCATTTAAAGATAAGTCGCTTGGTGTTGAAGTATACAAAGAGAGACTTAATAATTTAAAAGAACT